GTGACAAAGACTTTATACAATTACAATCAAATAAAAATGTTAAACAATATAGTCCTATACAAAAGGTATTTGTAGGTGAAGGTTTAGATCCTAAGAAATTTTTACACGAACAGATTATAAAAGGTGACCGTTCAGATGGTATACCTAATATATTAAGTCCAGACGACATCTTTTTAACAGGTGAGAAACAAAGACCTATTAATAAGAAACGACTTGAAGAATGGGCCAACGTTAGTAATATACCTCTTGGCAGTGAAACCAGTAAATATTATGAGAGAAACAAACGATTAATAGACCTTTCTTGTATGCCAAAAGAGCTTGAAAGAACTATTATAAATACATATAGAGAGTATAAGATACCTAACAGGTCCAAACTGTTACCTTATTTTATGCAACACAAACTAAAAGCATTGATGACAAACATTGGTGATTTTTAATATTCGAATATTGGAGTAATTATGGAACAAGAAAAACCTAGGCACTCAAGCCTAATGAGTAAATCAGGAATGGAGTCAGTAGCTCGTACGGCCACTAACGCTAGACCTTTAGCACACGAAATATTTACACAAGTAAATAACGCAAAAGATAAACCTAAAAAAATTGAAGTGTTAAAAAAACACGACGGTCAAGCATTAAGACAGTTATTAAAAGCTGCTTTTGACCCTAAAATTGTTTGGGATATACCAGAGGGAAATCCACCATTTATACAAAATGATGTACCTGAAGGAACAGATCACACATCTTTACTAGATGAAGCAAGAAAGTTATATCTTTTTATCAAAGGTGGTAGTAACATACCTAAAGCTAAAAAAGAAATGCTTTTTATACAAATGCTAGAAGCATTACATAAAGATGATGCTAAAGTATTAATTGATATAAAAGACAAAAAATTGAATCTTACATATAAAGGCCTTACAGAAAATTGTGTAAAAGAAGCCTTTAATTGGAACGACCAATTCACAAGAAACTAAGGTTTTAAGGGTTTTCCTAAAAAACCCTTTAAAAACAATGACTTCAAGTCATTGAATCTAAACACATATTTCTTTTTTATAACACTTGACCTAAACACATTAAAGTGTTACCTTATCCATATAAACAACAAACAATAAATATATGAAGAAGTTTTTAATTTATATCACTATACTAGGTTTACTAGTGTATGGCCTTTTAACCCTTTTTATGAAATCGGTTAAGGCAAGTGAATATAATACGGCTGTTATAGGCCACGTGATAACACAAAAGGTATCAGGCCAACCGATTGATGCCTCTAAATTGATGGAACAAGAACTGGCACGAGTTGCACATTTGTTTGCTCTTGACAGTATCAATATATTGCAGAAGTACTTACCCGCTATATTAGATAAAGCGGCCGCAGAACTAAGACTTGAAGCAGACAAATCATATAAATGCAGTTTACTAAAAGACACAAAGATAAAAGACGATTGTAAGTAATGTATGATAAGAATAACAAAAAGAAAAGTTTTAGCAGTTAAAAAGAAACTTATGCCATTGTTATCTTCAAAAGACAAATATTCAACCACATATAAAGATATTAAAAAGTTTTTCACAATACTCAACGAAGGATTATTTGATAACAAATTAACACCGTTTAACGATATAGAAATTAAAGAACTTAAATATCAAAGATGTATGGGACAAGTAATTCAATTAGATTTTAAAAGAAAAGGTACTAGAGTACATAAATTAGAAATGGATATTAAATACGATAATAAAAAAGATTTCTTGGAAACGTTAGCCCACGAAATGGTACATCTTTATCAATTTACACAGATAAACGATAATGGTGCCCACAACAAACTATTTTATAGTTTTAAACCAAAACTTAAAAGCGTAGGTTTGAAATTATAAAACAACATAGGATATATAATGATAGAAGTGAAAACAAAAAAGTTTAAAGACGAGTATCTAAAACCAATCATATTAAACGCAGTAAAGAAAGTAGAAGAATTTGCTTGGTTTAAAAATAAAGGTGAGAAAGAAGTTTATTATGAGGGACACTTTCAGGAAGATGTATTGAATAATTTTTCACAACGAGAATCAGAAAAAATATTTAGTACTATGTCAAAATATTTAAACGACAATCGTTTATTATTCTTACAGAAGAAAGTTAAAGTTAAATACTTAGAAAAAACAGATAATGGTATGTTAGTAGATGCTTCGCAGTATCATTACGAGTATATCATAAGTAAACGATAATGAAACATAGACCTTTAAAGTGGTATTTTAAATACCATTGGCCACGCAAAATGCGATACCATTTTAGACAAATAATGGGAGTTATTGGTATTTGTTTAATAGGTTTTGGTATCGGTACATTTTATCCTAACTTTATATCTAAACACAATATAGAAGAAAAGGCCGTAGATAAAACTGTACTATGGGCAAAAGAAATTGGTTTCGCAGAACCTAGAATTACAGTTGGTTCAGATGATGAATTTATAAAAACTATGCAAAGATGTATCGCCTATCTTAATTTAGAGTTACATAAAAACGAGAGAATACCAGACGATCTGATTATTGCTCAGGCCATTATTGAGAGTAACGCAGGTCTAAGTAGATTTGCTCGTGAAGGAAATAATTTGTTTGGTATACGAGTATGGAATAAAGACGCAGGTATGTTACCACACGGTTATAATGATACATTATCTTGGCGTGTTAAATCATATAATACTAAATGTGCTTCAGTCCGAGATTATATTAAAATCCTTAATACTAAACAGGCATATGCTGAATTTAGAAAAATAAGAGATAAACAAAATAGATGGTATGGTAAAGTTGATGCTATACAATTAGCACAAGGTCTTGATAGTTGGAGTACTACGAAAGACTATGAACAGCAAGTTATAAATATAATTAAAAAGTTAAGACAAGATGGAAAGGTCGTAGTTAAAAGATGACAAAAGAGAGACCAAAAATATACGAAAGAAATCCTAATACTGGAGTAATACGTTGGAGATATATTGACGAGTCACACGATAAGTTTGGGTGGCCAAATTATGGTAGATTACTTAAACAAACAAAAGGGAAACAATGAACGAAGTACTATTTTTTAGTGGAGCAATTCTAATTATAGGATTAAGTTATCATCTAGGTTATAAAAGTGGTTTATCAAAAAACTATAAAGAACAGATTAAAGAATTTATCAAAGGTATGACAGTATCAAAAATGACAGCTGATTATTTTGATAGATGTGCTATAAATGAAACAAGACAATTTCTAAAATTTTTAGGTATAAAAAAACCAAACGAAAAATTTATCGTTGTACCTAAACGACCTACAGTAGAAGAAATAGATAGATTAGACAAATAATTAAATGATTTTAACGATATTACTTTTCATATCAGGTATTGCCGTATCCGTTGTAGGAGCTTATTATTCTATACTAGGACTAGCAGCATTGTTTGCTGGTGCCTATTGGGCAGTCATTACAATGGGAGTTACATTAGAGATAGCCAAACTGGTAACAGTGTCTTGGTTATATCGTAATTGGAATTTAGATTTATTACCACAATCTATAAGAGCCTATCTATTATCAGCTGTATTGATGTTAATGTTTATTACTTCAATAGGTATCTTTGGTTTTTTATCAAAGGCACATTTAGATACAGCAGCACCAAATACAGGTAATAGATTACTAGTAAAGAATATTGAAAGACAGATAGATTCAGAAAAGAAAGCAATTACTGGTGCTCAGAAGATTATAGACCAATTAGATACAGCATTAGATAAAGTTATAGATAAAGACGCTGATAAAGGTCTTATAGAAAGACAGAAACAAACCACTGAAAGAAATAGAGTCAATAACATTATTGCCAATTCATCTAAAAAGATTACAGATTTATCAAATCAAAAACTTAAATACGACAAAGACCAACTGGCCATAGATAAAGAGGTAGGGCCATTTAAATACGTTGCAGAAATACTATTTGGTGATGCTGATGATGGTAACCTAGATAGAGCCGTAAGGTTTATCATTATATGTTTAATATTAGTCTTTGATCCATTGGCCGTATTGATGTTGGTCGCAGTGAACGTATCTATTAAAGAATATCAAAGAAATAAAGGTATAATAAATAAAGAACAAGAACTAGAAAAGAAAATTGAAAGATTACAGAAGAAAAATGACACATATAAAGAAAAACAAGGTGTGTTATTAAAATCAATATTCGGCGAAAACGCAGATCAAAAATCATTATCAGAATTAAATCCTGATGAGATAAAAGTAAAATTAGACCAAATAATGGAGATAAAAGATGAAAAAAACACTTAGTATAGTGTTGTTACTTCTATTGGTAAATTGTAATACCACAAAGAGTACAACACAAGAAGAAAGTAAACCATCAATAGACAATATAGTTGATGCTTTTAAAAGTGTGCCTTGGCCTAAATTTTGAATTGACATACCATTTTAACTGTGATATAATAAAACTATGATTAAATTGACACCAAAAGCACAAACAATAGCAATCAAAAAAGCATCAAAAGCATTAAGTGAAGCCGAATCAGCTTGGGCTAAAAAATATTGGTTCAAAGTGTGGAAAAATTTATGTTTAAAATATAAAAGAACTATTAATTAATGAACATATTTTACCTAGATAAAGACCCTATAAAATCTGCCGAGATGCACTGTGATAAACACGTTGTAAAAATGATTATAGAATATGCACAACTATTATCAACTGCTCATAGAGTATTAGATGGCGTAGAACAGATTGGCCGTACAAGTAATAACCGTAAATATAAAAGATTTATACTCAATTCAAACTTAGAAAATATATTATACAAATCAACAATGATGAACCATCCATCAGCTATATGGGTAAGAAAAAGTGTACATAATTATCAATACACAGCAAAACTTTGGGTTGCTCTTTCAAATGAATATACATATCGTTATGGTAAAATACATTCAACATATTCTAAATTAAAAGATGTACTTTTATTATCGCCATCAAATATATCAAATGTACCATTCTTTGACCCACCACCAGCTATGAGTCATTTTCCAGATTGTATTGTGCCAAACAACAGTTTACATTCATATTACAATTATTATATCGTTGCTAAAAATTACTTTGCTAAGTGGACTAAACGGCCAATACCTGAATGGTATTCAGAAGGATTAAAGAGTAAAAAATTATATATATAATGAACACTGGTGTACACTTATGGTAATAAAAATAGACAATATAAATGTCAATGATATTCTTTTATCTTTTGAAAAACTTAATAAAGATATAATATGGGGTAACGTAGAACATATAGGAAAACAATCAGGTCTTCAATATAAAAAAGGAGAAAATCCTTGGTTAAGTAGCGTGGGCAAAAAGAAAAATATGGATTTAGAATATACTGAAATTAATCCTTTTTTTAAAAACACAATTTTTGAAGATATTATTAAAAAATATGATTTGAAAAGAACAAGATTGATGTGGATATCACCAAAATCATCATATAACATACATAATGATGATTACCCTAGATTGCACATTCCTTTAATTACAAACAAAGAATGTTTTTTTATATTTAAAGAAGGAATACAATTTCATTTAAGCGTAGGACACGTTTGGTGGGTAAACACAAAACTTAATCATACTTATTTAAATTTTTCGGATAATCCTCGTTTACACCTTGTTGGTGTATTTAATAAACAGTTATATGATAGATAAAGAAAAATTAAATTAATGCCAATATATAGTTTTGAAAATATAAAAACCGGTAAAGAATATACCGAGCAAATGTCAATGTCAGAATTAGACAGTTATTTACTAAAGAATAAGAACGTAAGACAAGTATTTACCACACTAAATATAGTTGGTGGAGTTGCTGGCATTACATATAAAAATGACCAAGGCTGGAAAGAGAATATGTCTAGGATTGCAGAAGCACATCCTACTAGTCCACTTGCAAAAAGATATGGTAAAAAAACTATTAAACAATCTAAAACTGAACAAGTAATAGCTAAACATAGAAAGAGAAACAAATGGTAGACAATAATATTCCTGATTATATGCGAGGCTTTGACCTTAATGAAGATTTTGGTTTTACACCAGTTACAAATAAACCAGCAGATGCATCACCATCAATAGACCCTAAAGTTATAGAAACTAATAATGTAGAACTATCTAAAATTAAATCAGATGTATCATCAATTAAATCTATGATGAATGAAATTATGGAAATCGTAAATGAAAAAGAAACTATTACAAAAGAATTAGCAAGTGAAGATACGATACAAAGATTTAAAGATATAGAAAAGGTTATACTACCATTTCTATATAATTTGAGTAAGAGTGACGAACCTTATATACATTGGCCTAATAGGGGGCCTATTATAAAGGCACAAATAGATAAGATATTAAAACTTACAAGAAAGTAGTATGAACTTAACTGAAAATGTATCATTAAAAGAATTAACAAAAAGCGAATCAGCAACAAGATTTGGCATATCAAATGAACCTACTGAAGAAGCATTAAGTAATTTACAAAAACTAGCAACACATATATTGCAACCAGTAAGAGATCATTTTGGTAAACCTTTAATCATCACGTCAGGTTATAGATCACCAGAACTTTGTTTGAAGATTGGTAGCACAACGACCAGTCAACATACAAAAGGCCAGGCGTCGGATTTTGAAATAGGTGGCATTGCAAATAAAGACCTAAGCGATTGGATTCACCAGAACCTTGATTATGACCAACTCATACTTGAATTTTGGAAACCAGAAGATGTAAATAGCGGTTGGGTGCATTGCTCTTATAAAGGTGAAGGCCAGAACAGAAAACAATATCTAAGAGCCTTTACAGAAAACGGTAAGACGAAGTACGAACCAATGATTTAGGTTGACAAACGGCCTATATTATGATATATTATTAGAATATGACAAGAGAATTTAAGTTTATTAATTTAGACACAAGTGTATTACCAAATACAAAAGGCAAGAACATAGGCGGCACTAGATTTTACGAGATAGATGGTAAGTCTTATCCTTCAGTTACTTCAGTATTATCTTTACTTAAAAAAGAATCATTACAAGAATGGCGTAATAATGTTGGTGAGTCAGTTGCCAATTGGGAAATGGGTAGAGCTTCCAGACGAGGCAAGGCTATGCACACTTTGGTAGAACAGTATATGAAAAACCAAACGCCTTCAATACGTGATGTATTACCTTTAGGTTTATTTAAACTCATCAAACCATACGTAGATAAAATTGATAACGTCAGATTACTTGAAGCAATTATGTATAGTAAAAAACTTACACTTGCTGGTCAGGTAGAC